GATAATAGTTTGCATGGTGCTACTACTATTTATAGGTTTCATGCAGGTAGTAGTCTTAAAGATAATGGAGAGATAGTTTGGGCTGGTAATACTTATCAAAGATTTCCAATACAGGCAGAAGGTTTTGCTTTCAGAAAAGGACAGTTACCTAGACCTACATTAACTGTCAGCAATGCACTAGGAACTATCACAGCTATTTTGTTAAGTGTAAATACAACAACTACTGGTAATGATCTTACTGGTGCAACTGTTACTCGTATCAGAACTCTGGCAAGATTTTTGGATGCCGTTAATTTTCCTGGAGACATAAATCCTTATGGAACACCAGATGCTACGGCAGAGTTTCCGCAGGAAATATATAAAATAGATAGAAAATCAGCAGAAAACAGAGAGGTGGTTCAATTTGAATTAGCTGCTGTATTTGATCTTGCTGGTATTCGTGCTCCTAACAGGCAATGTACTAGAGCCGAGTTTCCTTCTATTGGTACGATTGCAACATGAATTGGAAAGACGCTGCACTCAATCACGCTGAAACAGAAGATCCAAAGGAATCTGTTGGTCTTTTGTTAAATATTCGAGGAAAAGAAAGATATTATCCTTGTCGTAATCTTTCAATGACAGGACATCAATGTTTTATTCTTGATCCAGAAGATTATGTAAAAGCTACAAATGTAGGAGAAGTAACTGCTGTTGTTCATAGTCATCCAACAACACCTCCAGAAGCTAGTCAGGCAGATAAAGTAGCGTGTGAACAAAGTGGACTTCCATGGCATATTGTTAATCCTAAGACAAAGAAATGGGGATATTATAAACCGCAGGGATATGAAGCACCTTTATTAGGTCGGCAATGGGTATGGGGTATTACAGATTGTTGGAGTTTAGTAAGAGATTATTACAAACAGGAAAAAGGTATAGAGTTGAAAGATTATGAAAGACCTATTACTCCAGAAGAGTTTATGAAAGATCCTTTGTTTGAAAGTTATGCTTGGCGAACAGGATTTAGAGAACTAAGACCAGATGAAAAGTTACAGTCTGGAGATGTTTTATTGATGAGTATTTTAGATTCAACTTTAAATCATGTAGCTATTTTTCTTGGAGATGAGGTATTACATCATTTAA